AGAGAGAGAGAGAGAGAGAGAGAGAGACTATGCGTTGCAGCTTTAGTCACCACTCAGCCACCGTTAAGTGTGAACAGGTTGGCACGACCCTTCGCGCCAATTACACAGGCTCTATCGGGCGGGAGTCTCTGAGGAGCTTATCGACTCAAGTGAAGCAGCAGTACGCCAGCATGGCGTCAGGCATTGCACGGCTTGACCACGCCTTGACGCTGTTTAATTGGGGCGATGCTGCCAATGATTCAGGTGCTTGGTGCGCCCCGACTGCACTTATTGTGCGCGACGACCAGTTGTCATCGTCATTGGAGTATTGCGCCAATATGCTTACGCAGGGTTTTTTGCGGCAGTCTTTTTTGCAGAGGGAGCAGGAGTTGGCGATGGCTTGGGCTGATTGTCACGCAACGCTTGAATTATCACGTCAACGCAGGCGTGAAAGGCAAGGGTCTGCGCCTTCTCATTGGTAATTCTGTCCAACCACTGACCTAGCATCTTCCCGATTTCTGAAATATCTCCGGCGTCTAACTCTGGCGCGGGGCCAGACTGAAGCGAGCCTTCAGACATTAACTCGGACACGGTTATTCCTAGCATCTTAGCTACAGCAGGCTGATTCCTGCGGCTGGGAGCCAAGCCGTCTAGCTTCTCCCATTGCTGGACAGCGCCGTGGCTCACACCCACTGCATCGCCAAACTGCTTGAACGTCAGTCCCAGCTTGATCCGCGCTACTTTGATTCTTTGGTGAACATTCATAATCACATAATATATATATAGTTTAGCTATCAAAGCTAGTTTAAGTAGTTGATAATTGACACATGGCAATTAAACAAACTCCACTCGCTGTCGCTATCCACCGATCTGGTGGCCCAACCAAACTAGCCAAACATCTCAATTCGCTTGAGCGTCCGGGCTTTCTCCGGGTCACTCCCGCATCCATTTATCAATGGACTCAAAAACGCGTTCCTGCCGAACAGTGCCCTGATGTCGAGGTACACACTGGCGTGAAATGCGAGTTGCTCCTACCCCATGTAAATTGGGCCGCACTCCGTGGAACGCAAGGGCCATTAGCAAAAGAAAAGATTGTGCGCCCAGTCAGTCGCATCGTCAACCAAAAGAAAAAAGCATGATCCACGCTTTTTGCACCAAGGATGCGGCTCAGTACGGATTGATTGAAGCCGTCATGCTGAACAACTTTCGGTTTTGGATTGCGCACAACGTGGCGAACAAGTGCCATGCCCATGATGGACGTACTTGGACTTACAACAGCACCAAAGCATTCCAAGAACTCTTCTCCTACCTGTCGATCAACCAGATTCGCAGGTGTCTGGATAGCTTGATTGAGCAGGGTGTTTTGGTGCGCGGAAACTACAACGCATCAGCCTACGATAAGACAAGTTGGTTCGCTTTTGCCGATGAACAAAAACCACACATCGATTTGGCAAATTTGCCAAATGGAGTTGGCAGTTCTGCCACATCAGATACAGATAGTAAACCAGATAGTAAACATAAACAAACAATAAGCGAAACGCTGCTTGATGAAAACTTCAAGCCCAACCAGACCACGCTGGACACAGCAAATGAAGTCGGGGTAGACCACAAAGCTGAACTGCCTAAGTTCGCAGATCACCACACTGCCAAGGGATCGAAGTTCAAAGACTGGCAAGCCGCCTTTCGCACATGGCTGCGCAATGCCGCCAAGTACACCAAGCAGGATGAGCAGCGAATGCCCATGCGGGGATCGCAGGGCTCCTCCTTTGAGACAGCTTACCAACGCTCCATGCGCCTCAAGTACGAGGAAGCCATCGGGAAAACCTCTCAAGTCATCGACATCACCCCTAACTTTCTGGAGATCGCATGAGCCTGCCTACCGCTTGGATTGACAAAATCTTTCAAAAACTCAGCCTGACCTACGGGCGGGATTTTCTGGGCCGATATGAAGGAATGCCGATTGCCGATGTGAAAACCGATTGGGCGCATGAGTTGGGTGGCTTCGGAGGTCATCCAGAGGCCATTAGACACGCCTTGCAGAACCTCAATCCGTCCAAGGCTCCTACTGTGTACGAATTCAGGAACGTCTGCTCTAGCGCCCCAAAATTGGCAGTGCTTGAATTGCCTCGTCCACCGCAAGACCCAGCGATTGTGGCGGCGATTGTGGGTGGGCTTAAAAAGTCCACTGGTGTCAACGGCATGAAAGACTGGGCGCACCGACTGAAGGCGCGGCATTTAGCTGGCGACCGACTGAGTTCGTACCAGATTTCCTGCTACCAGACGGCGCTGGCATGAGTTACGAACAAGCCATTTGCATTCTGGAGCGAATTCAGGCGGGTGACAAAAGCCCCACGATGGCTGAGATCACTTACGCATTGATTTTGACGGGCGACATTGCGTGATAACCATTGAACAAATCGTTGAGCACATTTTGAACCTAAAAACTCTCGACCCCGATTTCGCCCGGTATGCGCTCAAAGAATACGACAAGCGGCTTCCGTGGTGCAACATCATCGAGAAAGTGCGCGAGGCTTTGAAGTCATGAAGGCTGCACGGATTGATGCGAATCAGCCTGAGATTGTTGCAGCCTTGCGCAAAGCAGGTGTCAGTGTCCAGAGTACCGCCAGCATGGGAAAAGGCTTTCCTGATTTGGTTGCTGCCTTGGGTGAGCGGACGTGGTTGATTGAGGTGAAGGGGCCAAAAGGAAAATTGACGGATGACCAAGTGGCATTCATTGGTAAGTGGGCTGGAGTAGTGCATATTGCCCGGTCTCCTGAAGACGCATTGCAAATTGTGGGTGTCCTATGAACGATTTAAAAGACCCCAACCGCGCTGTGGACTACATCATTGCCAACGCTGGTAAGTTTGCCGCAGCAAAGGCGCAGCGGGTTTACCTTGAAGAATTCCGCAAGTCAAAGAAGGCGTTGCTAATGGCGCAATCCAGTGCTAAAGCCGCCAACGAGCGTGAGCAGTACGCCTACGCCCATGAGGACTATCTGGGTCTTCTTGGGGGTTTAAAAGCCGCCATTGAGGTTGAGGAAAAACTCCGTTGGGATTTGATTGCTGCGCAGGCGCGTATTGAAATCTGGCGCACACAAAGTGCAAATAACCGTAACCAAGATAGGAGCATGGCATGACAAGCAAAAATGGATTAATAGACAGGATTGTGTTTGATTCAGAAGTTTCAAAAAGAAAGATTCTTCTAATTCCGATAGAAACAATTATTGGAACACCCTACAACCCAGCATCAAGGACGAAAGCAGGTGCAGTAATGAAGCGCCTTGTGGAGTCGATTAAGAAGTATGGCGTTATTCAACCACTTGTTATCACCGCAGACCGTGATTTAGTTGATGGAAATAGGCGGCTTGCAGCGGCTAAGGTGGCTCAGTTAAGTTTTGTTGAATGCATCATTCTGCCAAACGATGTCAATAAAGATCAAGTGTTTTGCACTGTCAATACAACAGCGGAAAAGATCGGCGGTAGGGGTTGGCTTGAGGCTTGTCGAAGTGGCTGCAAAGCGCCACCCACTGACATATTTAACCAATACACAGAGCTTTTTAATCTTGTTGGGACTTTTGGAATTGACTTAATGATTGAGAAAAAACTAGGTTTCAATCTTGTAAACCAATGTAAATATATGAGGTCGCTTGGTGTTGTTGAAAGGCTTGATTCCCTGATTATCACAGTCGCGCAAAGAAAGTTGACAAATAAGATTAACGCAATTAATCGCTCAGAAATAGCAAGTGCAGAAAAGGTTAAGCAGTTGACGGTCTTACTTGCGTGACCAAGGCCGAAAAAATGCACAAAGCCGCGCTGGTGGAGTTGGGTTGTATGGTCTGCCGCCAAGAGTTTGGCATCACTGACAGTCCTGTCCAGTTACATCACTTGCGAACAGGTGGCTGGGGCAAGGGCGACTACACCACTTTAATCCCTCTTTGTCCAGAGCATCACAGTGGGAAAACTGGTGTGCATGGCATGGGAACCAAGGCATTTGAGCGCAGATATGGCTCACAGATAAGTTTTTTACAAATGGCAGAAGGGCTTTTATGAACGCAGATGCAAAACAAGTCGGTGGAAGCCATTACAAGGATATGCCCATGCAGCCGTGGGCGGTCATGGAGGCAGTCTTGACCGAGGAGGAGTTTGCAGGTTTCCTCAAGGGCAACATCATCAAATATTCGATGCGTGCCGGGAAGAAGGTGGGCGCAAGCGATGACAGTGAAAAGGCCAAGCACTACGCGCAGAAGTTGAAGGAGATGCAGCAATGGGTTTAGATGTGAACACCCCACGGGGCCAGCAGTCGGTTGCTGATGAGCAACTTGCCGCCATTCTCTTCACGGGTAAGTTTGCCGGGTACAGCTACCTGCAAACCCCCAAAAAGAAGGCCGCTGATGTGGACGCCATTCTGACGCTGGACAATGAAATGCGTCAGGTGGTGGAGACCAAGTGCCGCTACGACTGCGACTTGGACAAGTTCCTTGGCGCGTATGGGGGCCAGTGGCTGGTCACTTACGACAAGATTGTGCGCAGCATGGCTGTTGCCAAGGCGCTCAAAGTCGGGTTGATGGGCTTTGTCTACCTTGTCCCGTCCAAGACCTTGCTCGTCCAACGCATCACGGATGCTGCCGGGAATTTTCTGGTTCCGTTTGAGGTTCGGATGACCCAGACCAAGGCCACGACCAACGGGGGACTGGCGACCCGCGCCAATGCCTTTGTGGACATGACGAACGCGATGGTGATCGCATGAAAATTGATGTCACCCACGATTTAGCGCAGGCGATGTACCTTGGCATCTGTCAGTCGCTGGACATGATCCAGAGCGCACTGGATAGTGAGAAGGACGACGAGACCTCAATTGATCTGGTGGAGGCGGCGGTGAAGACGCTGATGGCGTACCAGACGTTCTACCAGTTGCATCAAATCCCAACGAGTGACCCGCAGTGAAGCACAACAGCAAGATGGGCCGGGTGCTGGCACTGATGGAGGCGGGGGTCTTGGATCGCTACCTTCTCGCGGCTCAACTGGGCTTCACGACTGTGCAACTGAGCAACACGCTCTTTAATCTCAAGGCGCGGGGACTCATCCGATTGCTGGCGCACAAGAGCAAAGGCCACAGGCTGGGCCGCGACAACAGCGTCTATGTTCCGATCCGTCACAACCTTGAGCCGTCTATTTGGGCGTTTGCCTCATCTGTATTTCAAAGGAAGCCATGAGAGTTGACCTATTTTTTATTCCCGCTGCGCAATACGACATCCACGACAAGCTGGTGAACTGGTCGCGCTGGGTCAGTCCCGGCATTCGTCCCCATGTCGCCCCCGGCTGCGAACGCGCCCAGAGCAACTCAAGGCAGTGGGCCGAACCCGACCTCAAGCCCGACATCGACGAACTCGCGGCGGTGGCGATGGAACACAAGGTGCGGGGACTGCCTGAGATCAATGCGCTGGCGGTGCGCTGGTTCTACGTCCACCACCACCGATTGTCTTTTGCCAAGCTACGCAGGCAGGCCCAGTTGAGTGGGGATCAGTTCAGGGCGGCGGTGTTACGGGGCAGGGAGTTGCTTGTGTAAATTATTTTTCAGTTTGTTGCAGATAAACGTAAAAAGGTATTGTTGCGTTACATAAATGGCCCTATAATTAATCATCGCAATTAATTACCAAGGACTCCAAATGACAAAGCAACAAGCCATCGCCGCACTCAAAAGCGGTGAAGTTTTAGTTTACTGTTCATCGGTGATGGGCGCACCAGCCTCTGCTTTTATTAATCATCAGGTTGTGCGTATTGATACTGCGAAAAATTTAATGCGCTCCATCTTAACCATGACGCGCAAATCGGGTTACACCAGCTACTGGTCTATTGCCAAAGGAGAATGAAATGAAAAGCAAGTACCAATCAATGGGCGACATGATGGAACAGGATGAGGCCGCAATGCTTCGCGCCGCTCAAGAGCAAATGGCGCGTGAAGCGGCTGACCCGGTGTATCAAGCGGCGCTGGCGGCAAAGATTAAGGCAGCGGAAGAGATGCCCGATGCGCCAGAGGTGGAAGACGAAGACGAAGAGGAAGAGGAAGAGGAATGACTAAACCCGCACTCAAGGTGGGCAGGCCACCCTCCGCAAACCCCGCCAGTCGCATCGTTAACCTTCGCCTGACGGAAGCCCAGCACAAAGCCTATAGGGATCGCGGTGGGGCCATCTGGCTCAAGAGATTAATTGATGAAGAGGTGAAGCGGGAAATACTGGTTTAACTTTTCTGGTTACATTGAACCCAGAACACCAGCATACTGACAGTTCAAGGCCATTGGAGGCCCGACTGTCTCGGTGAATCCCTTACGTCTCGCCACGCTGCACACGCGACAAGGCCATGAGCCAAATCGCAGCGATGGCAGACACCATTTCTCCTGTCGGACACCACGACTTGCCACTCTTGTAGTGGCTTTTTTACATCTGGACACGCTGCAAAGCACCCAACGCCATGACACTCACCGCCAAACAGGAAGCCTTTTGCCAAGCTATTGCCGATGGTCGTAGCCAAGCCGATGCGTATCGTGCCTGCTACAACGCCAAGAAGATGAAGCCTGAGACGATTCACGCCATGTCGAGCAAGTTGGCTCTCAGCCATGAGGTAGCCATGAGGCTCACTTCGCTGCGTGAAGCACTGGCAGACAAGTCCCTGTGGACGCGAGAGCAGTCTGTGGCGGTCTTGAGAGAGGTGGTTGATGCCAATGATGCCAAGCACACGGATCGCATCGCCAGCATCAAGGTGTTGAATGAGATGCAGGGCTTCAATGCGCCTGTGAAATTGGATGTCAAGGGTTCGGTGAACATCAATGTCAATTTCGATTGACGCCCGTTTCCCCCGCAAGCTGGACTTTCTATTCAAGCCAGCACGCTACAAGGTAGCAAGGGGAGGGCGTGGATCGGGTAAGTCATGGGGCTTTGCCCGAGCCATCCTTCTGCGCTGTGCCAA